TTAGTTGAACACTTTCATGTGTGGTTAGACTGTCTAAGAAGGTTTGTAGTCTGGGTTCGCCATCCCAAGGCTTGCTATCTATCCACTCAACCACTGGGTTGTATTCTTGTGCCAGTATCTTCAGATAATCTCTAACTTTAGTGTGGGGTATGCCCATATTGATACATCTGTCCTCTACCTCTATCAGAGAAGCCTCCTCTTTCATGTCAGCGATGAATTGAGTGTTGGGTATCTCTATTTCCATTCGTTTCTTAATGACGTTGTAACGCACTTCAACACTATGGGTTTGTAGAACCCCTTTCACGTTGTCTTTCGTGTTGAGAAACCTTCCATTGGCATTGCGTTGAAAGTCATACTCGATGGGTAGGTCAAGTTTCTGTAACGAGGGTATCAGCTCGCCCTCCAGTGCATCATTCTTATGGTCGTTGTAGTCTCCTTGAGTCTGAGGCATCAAAACCTCTGCATTTCCTTTGTTCTTCAGTATGTACTGACAGGCTTTACTTGCCTCCTTTTCACCAGTCTTACTGTCATCGTTATCAGCGATAAATATGTGTTTTTTCTTATTGAAGAACTCAAACATGACCTCAGCGACAGGAGATAGGTTGTAAGCGTCAAAACTGACGACCACAGGCTGTGAGTAGTCAGCGTAAATACTAGCAGCGGTGGCGTAACCCTCTGCATAATTAATTATGTCACTGGTTTTCAATATCTCTTGTCCTAGTATAAAAAAGCTACCGCTTTTTTTGGAACCAGTGAGAAACTTCTTTGAGCCATCGTCATTAATATATTGGATGCCCACTATCGTCAGTTGTTTGTCGTAAAGAGGTATCATCAACACCCCATCAGAGCTAATTCTAAGCCCATAGGAGAGCACTTTCTTCTTTTCTAGGTAAGGATGCTTCTCACAAGGTTGTGCTTCAGCCCAAAGGCTTTGTGCACGTTTAGCAGCCTTTGAATACTTCTCCTCTTGTTTGATACCAGCCTCTTTTCGTAGAGCTTCGATCTCAGCCTTCTCTTCTTTAGTAAGAGGTTTCCTCTTTCTGTTTTCTGGTTTCCATTCTGCTGTAGGAGAATCAGCTGAGAATCGATAGTCACCCAATCTGCCAAAAGGCACTGATTGATCGAGCCACAGCTGATACCACCCACAGAACTTACGCTTACCACCGACATTGATGTACGCTCGACCTATTGAGCCATCAGTGACTAAGCCTTTCTTGGGGTCTGGTTCCATGTGGTTCTCTTGTAAAAAGTTAGAGAACTCATGGATTAAATCTGTTGTAAATGGTTTATCAAAATTCTTTGTGGGGCGTGTTATTTTTAGTGACATCAATTATCTCTTTTTATAGGTCTGTTGCAGTTTTTGGTAAAGTGTGTAAAATACTACAAGATTTTATTTAATTAAGCAAACAAAAAAAGGAGACTGATATGAGTTTGACAATAAAAAGTGAAGGTGACTTTGAAGCTTTGGCTGTGGGTCAGTATGAAGGGGTGTGTTATCGAATAGTAGATATGGGTACAAGAGAAGAGGTCTACAAAGACAATCCACCAAAGAAAAGAACAACAGTGCAAATTACTTTTGAACTGCCAACAGAGAAAATGGATGATGGCAGACCATTGAGTATTTCCAGAACTTACACACAAAGTTTGTTTGAGTCGAGTGCACTGAGAAAAGATTTAGTGTCTTGGAGAGGTAAGAACTTTACTCCAGATGAAGAAGCTGGTTTTGACATTTCTAACCTACTGGGTAAGAACGCTCTAATAGAAGTAGCTCACACTGAAAATGGTAAAGCTAAGATAGCTGGCATATTCAAACCAGATGGTGGTGTGCAAGAAACACCAACACACAATGAGCTGACAGCTTTTGATATGGATGTGTACTGTGATGAGTTTAATGGCAATAGCAGTGAGAAAACTAAAGCTATGTGTGATATTTTTGATACACTACCTGAGTGGCAACAAAAAGACATTGAAGATAGCTTTGAGTTAAAGGCAGCTAAGAAAGATAGCAATGCCTCAGTAGAAGAAGCAGAAGTGGTAGAGGAAGAACCTAAAGGTCTAGCTGATTTTCAGGCAGATGCTGAGGGTGACGACAGCATACCCTTTTAATTTAAGTTTCAGTGGGTGGTGTTTTTCTCTAATCTCACACAACAAGACAAATCCACCCACACCCTTCAGGAGCAGTATGGACAATCCAGACATGGTTAACCAACCACCACACTATGTGAACCAAGGTGAGGTTGAGTGCATTGACTACATTAAACAACAACTGGGCGACAACTTTAGATACTATTTAGAGGGCACAGCCATCAAATATCTGCATAGGTTCAAGTACAAGGACAAAGAAATAGAAGACTTAAAGAAACATCAGTTCTATATAGATAAGCTCATAAAAGAGTTGGAGTCTTTAGACAAGCAACTGATAGAAGAAGTAAGGAACTTCGTTGACTAGCTTAGAGTACGACATCTATAACTTACCATCTGCAATCATGATGGAACACAAGCTATCTACAGACACCATACAGACACTTAACACCTACTTAGACAAAGAACTGCAAGACCCTAACAGAAAGTCTCTCAGTGGCGATCTGGTAGGACAAATACATCAAGGCGAGCAACTGTCTATGGATTTTGAATGTGACGAGCTCAAAGACTTTAGAGCTATGGTTGAGAATCTAGGGGTAGCTTATCTCAGACACTTTGTAGAACAGACAGGAACCATGATAAGACCTAAGCAAGTCGTGACAGATAAACTTTGGTCAGTTCACTCTTATGAGGGTGACTACAATCCAATACACGACCACCTCACAGCTTCACCTATGGGTATTAGCTTTACTACTTGGACAAAAGTGCCAGAGCAGATAGGCAAGACAGCAGATGGAAAAGAGGTAGAGGATTACAATTTATACAACTCATCTGGTGTGATAGATGGGTATATCAATTTCACATATGGTCTTAACCAGACTTCTGACCCAGAAAGGTTAAGACCTTCACAGTCTCGATATGTGAAACCAGAGGAGGGTAAGTTGTTATTGTTTCCATCTTGGATGCAACATGCAGTTTACCCTTTCTTTGGTTCAGGAGAGAGAAGGACAGTAGCTGGCAATATGAATTGCTTTGACGTAACAGAAGAACAAATGAAAGGAGCACAAGATGGAGTTTAAAGAAGGTTTATATGAAGACATACCCTATGAGCAGTACGATTCAATACCAGCATTTAGGTCACATGACTTAACCAGTGTGATTAAGTGTCCATATACATGGAAGAACAAGAAAGGGTTAACACCCTCTCCAGCTTTGCTGGAAGGCAGAGTGCAACACACAGTGTTCTTAGAACACCACAAGTTTGACGAGGAGTTTGTCATACAGCCCAACATAGACAGAAGAACCAAGGTAGGTAAGGCTGAGTATGAAGACTTCTTAGCTACTGTTGGTAACAGAACACCTATCAGCCAAGACCTGTACGATCTGTGCATGGAGAGAAGAGAGCTGGTCAAAGAATACATACCTAAAGAGGACCACAAGGTCGAGTGCACATTGATGTTTACTTATCATGGACATCCATTCAAATGTAGGATGGATTGGTATGACAATGTAGATGTGTGGGATTTAAAGACTTGTAGAGATGCTTCTTTCAGAGGTTTCAAGCAAGCCATCAACGCTTTCAATTATCACATGCAAGCAGCTTTATATGTTGATGCCTGTAGGTCATTGGGTATGCCAGCTGGTAAGTTTAACTTCTTAGCACAAGAGAAGACTCATCCTTATCCTTATGTAGTTTATACCTTGTCTGATGAAGCTATGGAGTATGCTAGGGCTAAGAACCAACAGGCTTTGTCTTTGTTACTCAGATGTAAAGAAGAAGATAAGTTTGTGCCCTATGGCTTGGAAGGAACCCAAACCATAGAGCTAGGAGACTTGTATTAGTTACAGGTAGGTTCTAGTTCTTTGTAGTCTGGGTAGTGACCAGCACACACCATGTCAGTGTAATGCTGTTGAGCTAAGAGCTCATCTTGGTAATCCATAGCACCCACAAAGCCCAACATTACAAATATCAATATGGTTATAAACCAGCTTTTCATGACCCTCTCCTTTGTTTTTTACGTTTGATACGCTCTCTTCTCTTGGCTCTGTCTTGGTCAGTTAAACCTCTGTTTTTATGAACAGAATCTAAAGCTCTGGCTGGTGCTGAACTTATGCTTGTAAATTTAGTCATTACACTAACCCCTGTTCTTTAGCCGCTTGTAAAATTGCTCTATCCATTTTAGGTTCTGTGATTTCATAACACCTATTCCATCTCATTTGTTTAGCATAGGTTACTGTTCTAGGAAAATAGTAAGCAGTTTCACGACCAGTATTTGTACCACCATTGTTATACAAATCATAGTAAGCATTGCTCATTTTACGAAACCTCTCAAGTTTAGGATTTGATTCAGGATTATCTACTGAACCGCTACTAGGTACTAACTCATATAGCTGTACAGATAAATCTTGGTATGTTCCATCTTCTCCCCAATAAGTACCTTGTGTCCACTCTTCACAGGTATCATCTAAATAAGGGAATCTCCATGCAATTTTTGCTAAATATTTTTCTGGGTTCAACATTCTATCTCTGAACCTCATGTCCTCTCTTTCCCTTCTACTCATTTTGATATATTTCATAATCTTCTCCAGTGAGAGGGGTGGCTTACGCCACCTCCTTTAGTTTTCTGTCAATTCTAGTTTTGGCATCTTTAAGTTTATGAGTAACATTTAATTTACCATTTAGTCTGAAGTGATACATGCTGTTGTAGTAATCACTATCCATACTTAAAGGGGTTCTTACACATGTTATTTCGACACCTTTATACTCTCTATATACTCTTTTCACTTTTTTCTCCTTTGTTATTAATCTCACATGTCTATAATAGCATATGTGTACAAATGTGCAAGTATTTGCACAAAGAAATATTAATTAATTTAAGGTATAGATTCGTACAAATCTACTGACCTTTGCTTGTCGCATAACCAGAACACCAACAAGTAACGATCTCCACCTTGTACTGGCAGACCTCTGTGTAGGTTAGTAAAGCTAGGAAAGATTAGAGCGTGACCACTGGGCAAAGGATTGAGCACACCATGATTATGGAATTCAGTGCCACCTCCTTCATAGGAGCCAGTGTTCAAAGGAACAACCACACTGATCTCAGCACTCTCGTCATGATGCCATGCACCTTGCTTCTTATCTTTCAGGTTGTAGTTGGCTATCTGTATCGTGGTGGGGTCTTTACA